AAGCTTACGCGGTACAATGACACCAGGTATCGACGACGCGCCGCTAGGCAGGTCGACAACATGCTTCCCCATACGATGACCGTCAGTTGCTACCGCAACAAACGCATCGTCGATGACGTGCATGTAGATGCCGTTGAGATAGTAGCGCGTGGCTTCGGTGGAAATGGCAAATGACACCGGCGCAAAAAGTGCAGCAAGATCGATATCGAACGCATTTCCAAACACGCCAGAGTCCAGCGTCGGATAATCTCCAAACGGCAAGGTCTGTAACGAGAACCGACTACGACCCGATTTTATGGTGAGTGTGCTGTTGTCGCGAGCATCAACCTTACCCACCAATTCCAGCGCAATCAAATCCCCAGACTTCTTGGCAATGTCAGCGAGCATCTTCGCATTGACGGTGAAATTGCCATCCTGTTCGATCGTCAAATCTGGTCCAGCCTCGACAGTGGCGGACACTTCAATATCAAGGTCAGTCGCGCTCGCTCTTACGGTATTGCCCGCAACAGAAACAGCAACATTGGATAGGATCGGAATTGTGTTTCGAGCCTCGACAACCTTCGTCGTCGCTGATAAAAGACGCAGAAGTTCTGCGCGTGCGATTTCAATCTTCACGTGTGGTTCTCCTCGTGTGCAGGGTGGTGCCTGTGCGCATCCAGACTGGTAATCTGGGCTATATTGACGGCAGCGCTATTGGTGGTTCTTTAGCGCTGCCGTTGCTGTTTTTAGGTTAGGCTGCGAGAGATTTTGGTTCGGTGTCGTTCTCGGCAAGCACCTTGTATAGATGATGCGATGCAACCATGAACACGATAATACCTTCGGGCTTATCGAAACCTGGCGCTGCAACAGAACCTCCAGATTTGAGGCTATCCAGCACCCAGTCAACGGTGTCTGTGGCGAACTGGCCCGCGTATAGAACTGGAACAGCATCGCAACAAGATGGACGATCTTCTGGATTTGACCACCGTCCGGTATTGAAGAGAGAGAACTTCTTCTCTTTCAATCCATAGGTTCGCTGGATACCAGAACCCCACCACTCACCGAAATGCTGGCCCACACCAAGGGCACGAAGTTCATCTTCGTGTTCGTAAACCCATCGCGCAAAGCCAAAGTTGTCATTGTCTGGCGTGATCCATCGATTGCGCGAACCAGCACGGACATTTCCTTCTGCGTCGATGACAACCTGTGCGTTCGTACCGTCAATCTTCTCAGTAATAATGCAGCCACGCTTCAAGCGCGGTATCTTGGGAAATGGAACAAAGTCAGTCATATTGTCCTCCTCATCCAGCAAAGAGCGGGCGGCATTCGCGCCGCCCTGTTTGGTTACGCAGCCTTCTTGCCCCATGGACGGCTACCCGCAGGCTTTGCCGCAGCAGCATTGTTGGTGTTGGCTGCAACACGAGCCGCAGGCTTGTTGTCATTGGCTGGCGCCGATGCATCTACGAAAGGTTCAGGCACATTGCCTTCATCTTCGTAGTAGTAACGAGAGATGCTGTTGCGCGCCTTGTAGGCGTTACCGGCCCTGCTGACACCTGCCGCACCCTTTTTCACCTTGGCTGTAAAACCAATAAGGTGAAGCTCTTCTGTGTCCAGCGGCGAAGGCACGCCGACAGCACGGCAAATTGAGGCAAGTTCCCGCTGTCCACGCGCCTGATACTCAGGGTTATCGTGTTCGTAGTCTAACCAGAGACGAAGCTGTCTGCCCTTATAGGCGTCCGGCTCGATCACGCTGATCGTTAGAGGAACCTGTTTGTTGTTGCCGTCCTCCTTCACTTCACTGGCGATAATCTCCAATCGGTAAATGCCGTCAGGAAGAAGTTCATATTCCTGCGGCGCTGTATCGTGTTCTTGCGCATTGAATTGGCCTAGTGCTGCCATGTGGTGGTTCTCCTGTGGTGGTGTTTAGGCTGCCGCTTGGTCCACGGCATGATTGTCATTGGCCACGCCTGTTGGTGCAGGCATGTACTTCGATAGCTCCTCCCATCCCTTGCCCTTCTTGTAGGTGATGGACGAAGGCGTGGAATAGCGAGACTTGGCGAGGAAGCCGGGGCGCTCTTCGAGGTGGATTTGTCTCTCGCCGCTGCCTTCGGCATGGCCAACCTTCTTGTTGAATCCGACTTCCTTTTCCTTGATCGTATGGCGGTAGTTGATGAAGCCAACAAACTGCGCTGCCTCCTGCACCAATGCGTTCGCGCGCTTGTGGAGCTTGGGGGAATACCGCGAGTAAGGATCGCTTGTTGGGCTGTCGAAGCGCGTGATTTCGGTGTGTGCAATCAGGATGACGGCAATACCGGCGTCACGGAGCGCCATAAGTCCTCCGATCAGATCGCGCCATTCGGTCTCGGCTTCAACGTATCCTTTACCGAAACCAGCCTCCTCAATTGAGTTGATGCCCAACCGGTTACAGGTGGCTCCCCAAACAAGGTTTTCCACGCCGTCGACGCTATCGAGAATGAACGTCTTGCGGTCGTGATCTTCGGTCAGCAACCAACCGATGACATTGAGTACGTCCTCAAGCGTTTCGGCTGAACCGGGAGACGGCAAGTCCACGTCGTCTGGTGGCTCCTCCCCCAGTGTTGGCAGGTAATACGGGTCTGGAAATTCAGCCGCGAGGGCGGTCTTCCCTACCCCATGCACGCCGTAGAACAAACCAAACGGGGGCTTGTTATTTCTGGTCGAGTTTAGGCTTCCTAGCTTGATAGCCATGGATGGTGGTTCTCCTGGTTGTTAGGATGGCGGATGGTTAAGCTGCCGTAGTTGTTACTGAAGTTTGAGCATTGGCACGGCGTTGCCTGGAACCATTGTGGTCGGCAGCTTGCCGTCCCAACGCTCGGCCTGCGTCAAAGACACAAGACCCGGATTGTCGCGGAGTGCGTCACCACGTGCACGGATGGATTGAGCCTCAGCTTCGCCACGAAGGATGGTTGCCTTGGCTTCCGCCTGTGCTTTTGCCAGCGTTGAGTCAGCCTGACCTTGCGCCTGAGTTACGGCGATTTCTGCCTGAACCTTCTCACGCTCGGCGTTCTGCCGAAGCTTTTGCACTTCAACCTCTGCCTGCATTCGCTGTTCGATTGATTTCTCGTAGGTGTCTGAGAAATCGATGTTCTCTACCTGAACCGATGTGACATTGATGGGGCCAACAACAGCCTTCTTGATAGCGTTGGAAACCTCAAGAGACAGTCGTGCACGTTCCTGAACCGCAGTGATTGCGTTGAATTTGCCGAACACAATTTCAACCTGCTCGTTTACTTGTCGGTCCAGCAATCTACCTCGTAGGCCATCAAGCGAACCAAAGCCTGAATAAACGCTTGTGACCTTATCTGCAGGGACACCGTAAGTTACGGAAAGTTTCAGCGTGGCAGTCTGCTGATCCTTTGAGTATGCCTGAACAGCATCGAACAAAACCGTATGCTGCTGGACCGATATCTTTTCGACAGATTCAATCCAAGGTGTCTTAAAACCAAGTCCGGGTTGTGCCGTTCCGACGACGGCGCCGTTTCGCAGAATAACCCCGCGCTCGCCTTCATCCACGGTGTACCAAGATCCAAAGATAATCGTGATGCCGAACAGTAGAATAAACACGCCTAGTACGGCGCCAATGATGCCTTTGACGGTCATATGGTTCTCCTCAAGTGGTTGTGATTATAAAAAGTATGGTGCTGCTGCGATCAACAACACAAGAACGAGCGTGCCGTAAACAAGCTGTTCGAACGGCGTTAGCCGGATGCGGGAAAGAATGGTCACTGCACCAACCCAGCCCATTTGCCCAACACGTACAAAACAACAGCCACACCACCCAAGAACACCGTCGAGAAACCAGCAACGCAGAAGCTGATAATCAGGCTGGTGATCTTCTCGTGCAGATATCGATACGGCGTGCCGAATGCGTCCTGCAGGTTGCGGTAGGCGCTCCACGCTTGGTTGTCGCGTTCGTAGTAGACTTCCATGGAGTCGGTCATTTGGTCGATTCCTTTGCGCGATATGAGAAATCGTACGGGGTAAACTCAAATATAAAACCAGCCCCATGAACGTCTCCAGCCTTGCGTTCTACAACCTCCATCCATCGACAATCATTAGGTCCAACTCGGATGGGAAACCAAGAGAACCATGGGCGCCACTGCGTCCAGTAATCGCGGCACACCGAACAGCGTTCCTCTGCTGTCAGTCCACAGTCGAACTTCATAGCGCACCCATGAGCCATAGGACACCGATGCTAGGCAGTACTGTTTGCCAAGCGATGACAATTGCTACGAGCGTGAAAACGACAATTGCGTAGAACGCCAGAACAATGCCTTCCGCAAAGCCACCCCAGAAGGATGGCCAACTGAACGATGTTGGAAGTTTGCCGTTTGGCAGTGGTGAGTTGTTCATGCCGCCTCCACACCGATATTGAGTTTTGACGACAGTTCAGCCACCCTCTCAAGCTTCGCAATGATGCGGTCAAGGCTGGCCTCAAGGGCTGATGAGTCGGATGTGAACTTGATAGAAATCTCGTCAGTTTTTGCTGGCGATTCAATGAGGTATTCATATTCACGAGGGAACATGAACTGCTCGTCTCCCACATCGTCGATGATAAAAATTCCGTCGTGGTCAACCTTGCTAACCGCATAGGTTTTGCCGTTTGTGGTATCCATCCAGCCATCCACAATCTGAATGTAGTCTCCTACTTTAGCCATCACGCCGCCTCCCTCAATGTCACTTCCGCAACTCGCTTCGACACAAGTTCGAACACGCCAAATTCCTGACCAGGATAGCGAGTGGCCAGACGGTTGGCTTCCTTGGTTGCTTTTGTGGTGGTCTTG